ATAGTGACGGGTGATAGTGCGCGCGGCGATAGTGGGTGACGGTAGTAGGTTCTACCTGGTCGGTCGGTGGCAGCTCGCACCAGTACAACGGACCGAACACATGTTCGGTAATCGAACACTTGTTCGGTCGAGGCGTTCCTACAAGGTTCGCGAACAATCTATCGTTCCGCTGTCCGCGAACAATCTATCATTCGTCGTCGAGTCCGGTGATGATTTGTCGTTTGGGACCGGACCGTGTGGTGCCTGGTGGTTGGCCTCGTCGGATGCGGTCGCGTTGTCTCGGGTTGAGTCCTCCGTAGATGCCGTGGAGGTCTTCGGACATGGGGAAGCTGAGTGCGTAGTCCAAGCATTGTTGTTGCACGGGACAGGACGAACATATCTTTTTGGCTTTGTGCCAGTCTTGTGAGTATTGGTCGGGGTGCCACCATTGGGTTGGTTTGCCTCGGCAGGCTGCGTCGTCCATCCATGTGAGGTTCATTTTGTCATGACGCTTTCCTGCGGGTATTGCGGTAGCGGGCGTTTTCGTCTGCGTGTGCCCGTTTACATGGGTCGCAGGCCGGGATGTTCCACCGGTAGTGCTGTCGGTAGCCTCCGGTGGTTCCGTGACGGATCATCCGGTTCTTGTCGATGTCTTCGAGAGGTAGGAGTGGTCCGTCCCATTGGCACAGTTCGTGATCGTCGGTGAGGAGTTCCATGCCGTGTCGGAGTTGGTGGCGTAGCCCGTGGCTGTGGGCGCGTGCTTTACGAAGTTCGTGCATGAAATCCCAGCTCATCGGTTTCGGCGGTGCTTGCGGCGTCCAAGACCGGACAGTCCACCCCAGATACCGGAGATCGCGTAGTCGGGGAACTGCAACGAGTATTCACGGCACTCATTCTGTACCGGGCAGGTTTCGCAGACACGGATTGCTGCGTGAGCTGCGGACATGTCGCCCCGTGCAGGGAAGAACAGCGACGTGTCTAACCCTTTGCAGGCTGCTTTCGCGCGCCATTCGTGATCAACGGTGACGAGTTCTGGCAGTTCGTACTCGTCAAGACTCATCGTGTTCACCTTCTTCCCACACGATCTCGTCTTCGGGGAGATCACCGAGGGCATGCAGCACACGGGTCTGTAATCCGAGTGGTAGGGATGCCCACACGGTCGGCCATTCACGTTCGATGTGGGAGTACACCGAGTTGAGCAGGCCGATTGCCTGGTCGGTGCGGAGAACCTCGTCCTCGACAACGGTTTCCAAACCGATGATCTTCGCACGCAACAGATCGGTTTCGTTCGTCGGATCGAACTGGGGTTTGTGTAACCATTTCATGTTTGCCTCCTAGCAATACTGGTATGGGTCACCGAGCGACATGTACCACGGTTGCCATCCGCAGCCGTACATGTCTTCAGCGAGCTGGTATAAGGTCCACGCTACTGTCAGGTTGAACGCCGGGTCAAGCAGGGCTTCGCGTTCGCCGCCGATCCAGTCTCGGTGTGCGGACCATTGGATTTGGGTGAGTCCCCATGAGCCTTGCCCGACCACTTCGGGTAGTCCACGGCTTTCTTTGTGGATGACGAGGTCGAGTGTGGGGAGTAGTTCGGTGGGCCAGCCTGCGTCGAGAGCGGTGGACCACCATTGTGGGTATCGGGCTTTGTCGATACCACCGATGATGCGGACCGTCTGTACAGGCTCAGGTGGTCGTGTGTCAAATATCGTCGTGGTTGTCGTGGTTGTCGTCTCAGGTGGCTTAGAACGCAAAATAGACACCTCTGGGACTGTTCTGGGGGCAGTCACCACAGGTTCGTCTGCTGGTGTGGTGGTCAGATCGACTCCGAGCAATGCGGTAGCCAACATGAGCATGATGCTGATCAGTTTCATGGCCGTGTCCGGTCAGTAGCCTGCTTGTTTCAGCAGCTCAACCAATGCGGCGACGGTCATCACGGCGTACTGTTCACCAGCATCACCTTTGCCACGCCGCTTCGCGATCACCACACCCACATCGGCATCAGCGTTCACTCGTTCCGTCTCAGCTTCACCGAGCCATTCGGAGAACGACAACGTCTTATGGTTCTTACATTCCCAGACGACACCTGGTGTGCCGGTGATGTCACCGAGGTCGTTGACACCCGATAACGCTCGACGTTCAGCGTACGGGAAACCGTGTTCTTGCAGGTAGCGGACGATCAGCGTTTCAAACGCTGTGCCCTTGCTCTTGTTGCGACTCATTCCGTGCCTCCATCGTAAGCCTGCGACCTGCCCGAGCTGCACAGGTGTGCATCGGGACTGCGGTCAACGGACGGTGAGTGGTCAGGTTCTGGCCGCACAAGCGACACCACCATGTTACCGTTTCTTTACGACCCATGTCAGAACCACGTTTCGTAGCCTGCCGGCATCGGCCTCGACGGCTTGTCATCACGGAAGATGAGTTCCATACGGAGCAGATCGTTGATGGTGCAACGCGCATCCCACGCAGACATGTGACGGCGCATCTTGCGGTACACACGCTTCAACACTTCCATGTCACGTTCGTTGACGAAACGGGTCCGCTGATACGGCTTCAACGATTTCGATGACGACATGCTTGCTGGGAAATAATTCAAATGCCTCACAGTTTCCTCCTGGTTCGCTGGTTGTGTGCCGGTGTCGCCCTTCCCACGGAGCGACAGGGGGTGATGCTCAACGTGGGAAGGGACACACGCACCTACCGTGAAAGGGATAAGCGGCAGGTCACCGGCTGCGTGCGTTACGTCTAGAACGGTTCCTCGTCAGGTGACGGTGCCGGAGCTGACGGTTGGACTGGTTCCACACCGCCGAACCTTACCGACAACATCACGTCATCGGCAAGCACCTGCATCTTCGTGACCTCAACACCTTCCTTGTTCGTGTACTTGTCTTCGGTCAGTTTGCCTTCGATCACGACACGAGTGCCTTTGCCGAGCGACGCCGCAGCGTTCTCTGCGAGATCACCGAACGCTGTCACGCTGTGCCAGATCGTCTTCTTCTTGTCATCCTTACCGGACGTGTCAGCGACCGAGAACTTGAGGATCGCCATCCCGGCGTTCGAGTATTTGAGTTCGGGTTCACGACCGACATTGCCGGCGATTGTGATGCGGTTCATCGTGCGATGATCTCCTTGAATGTTGACCTGAGTGCGTCCAGGTCGCTGACGGTCACCTCGTCGAGTGTGACTAGGGCTTGTGCGGCGACTTCTTGCGGGTCAAGGTTCGCTCCACGGCAGGCGGCGAAGAACCGTTCCAACGTGTCACGATCCACAAGCTGATCATCTGCGACCGCTGGTGCCGGTGCAGCAGTCTTCTTCGCTGCTGTCTTCTTCACAGGCTTCGCTGGTGCAGGCGAGTCCGACCACTCCTCCTTCGACCACAAGCTGAGAGCGACACCGAACCGCATCGCAGCGTTCCGAATGAAATCGGACACCAGTTCCTTCAACAAGTCCTGCTTGTTGTGTGGTGCCGAACCGACAGCGAGCCGTGTGTGGCCGAGCAACGTGAGTTCACCAGCCATGTGAGCCATACCGTTCTCCACACGGTACGCAGGCAACCCGTCGTCATCAATCTTCAACGGTCGCCAATCCCACAACGGATCAATCTCGATCAGAATCTTCGTGATTTCGGCGTGACCGACGTAGTCCAACTGGATGTTGCCACGCGGCAGTTTGCCGACAATCTTCGGGTCTGGCACACCGTACTCGTCAAGTACGGCACGCAACTTGTCAATGTTTGTTTCGGTCACTTGCTTCCTCCTGCAAGACGAAGCACCCGGTAGGTGCTGCTGGTTTGGTACTGCTTGTGCAGATCGGGATGTTCGGCGGCGAACCGCTTCCCATCAAACGACTGGCGTGACTGCTGTTTCCATGTCACCGCTGTGGCCCCATCCACGGTGCCGACAGTAGCACCGTCTAACGCCATTGCCAACTCTGCTTTCAACTCGTCCTCACGGCCAGACAGTTCTTTCTTCTCCGCTTGGACAGCGGCGAGCTGGGCGATCAACGCCTGGTGGTCGGTCAGATCGACAGGTTCGTCGGACACGGGCATGCCGCCAGCGAGGTCGGTGTAGGTGTGTTCCCATTCGTCAGGGATGACACCGACGGACAGGTGACGGCAGAAATCTGCGACCGTGTCAATGTGCTTGACCTTCGTCGCCTCATCAACATGCTGGGTGTACAACTTGAGGTCCAAGGTGGCGTCGAACACAGCCCAGATCACCTCGTCAACGTCAGCGCAAACAGCCTGCTGGACACCTTGCCACCACCAGTACGCAGGCAACGGACCGTACCCTTCAAGGTTCGCGTCAACATCAAACGTCCGGTTATATGTTTTGATTTCAACAACCATGTCAGGGTGCTTCTCGCTGCCGACAATGCCGTCCAACGTGGCGATCATCACCGCACCAGACGCATCAAACTGGTACATCACCTCAGGTGTGAACACTTCGACACCGAGTTCGTCAGCGGCCCATTCCAAAATGACCGGTTCGAGACGGTTGCCTCGTTCCATAGCCCGGTTCGTTTCCGTCACCTCAGGTTCAGCGGCGATCTTCTCCAACGCCAACCCGTACTTCGTTTTGAAACGATGCTCGGCGTGGACAGCTGCCGCTTCGGATGCTGATACGACCGGCCAGCCGGTTGCGTCCCTGTGTCGGAGACGAAGCCAGTCAAGTGAGCCGTGAGGCGGCTTAGGGATAGTTCTGCGTGCCACGGTTACCTCCTGTTGTTCGTGGTAACGCAACTTTAGACACAGGGTGTGACACCCTGTCAAGACTCAAGTGATGTCTTCTTCGAACCAGTTGATCGGGAGGTGTGTGGTGAGGGAGAACATTTGGGTGACGTTTTCCATCGGGATGTGGGTCACGTCGCCAACCAG